ATCTTTCTAGGCTCAATATACTTTTCGATAGCATCGATGGCTTGAGGACAAAGATACATATCGGCATGATAGATCATAGCAACGTCTGCTGTAGCTACTTCATTAACCAATCGGTCGTAAAGTATTGTATGACCTAGACGAGTAGGACCTTCATTACGGATGGCTTTGAAGTGAGGATCATTCTCCATTCTCTCCTGACACCACTCCCAGGTACCATCGCTACTAAAGTCATCTGCTACACAGACCTCTACTTCATGGTTACCTTGATTCTTTCTAATAGCTTCATAGGACCATTTTAGGTACTTGAGATTATTTCTTGAGGGTTGTATGAAACTTATTTTCATCCTTCTATTCTTTCAAATGTTCCTAGATTCAGATCATAACCTTTGATCTCTTTCCAGTTTGGTTTAGGTTTAAATATTGCAATCGTCTGAGGAGTATCATCAATCTTCTCAATTACATCGTAGTAATCTAATACACACCAGTAAGGAGAACGCTCACACCAATCGTGAATGACTAACACTCCGTCTTCTTTTAAGAAGCTCAGAGCTTTGTATGCACACAGTCTTCTTGCTCTACCATCGACCAGTATTAAATCAAACTGTTCCTTTGGCAACTCAATTGCATTAATATACTCTGCATAGTCTTCGTATGTAGATTGATGGTAGAAGTTACTGCTTGGCTCTCCGGCAATGAAGTAGAGTGTAGCATTGTCTACCTTCTGCTGTGATAGCATCTCAGATACCTTATTGTACCATTGCTGATTATTCTCTACTGAATAAATTCTTTTAACGAGTTGAGAGAAGTATTGAGTGCTTCCTCCTGATCCCCACTCAAACATTACTGAGTCGATTGTTAGGTGCTTCTCTATCAGCTCTCTTTCTCTATCGTGCATCCATGCTCCGTTCATGACAGGTACGTATGTTTAAATGATTGTTCTGTATAGTATGTTTCATAGAGAGTTCTGGCGCGTTGACTACATTGATTATAAAAGCTCTCATCGTTATGAAGTAGTCCTACTAGCTTTCGGGCTGTAGCTAGATCTCCATCCTCAACAGTTAGCTCAGGATGCAGAATGTATTGAGTGTCTAGTCCTCCATATCCTATACAAGGAATGCCCAAGTAGGCACAGTTAAGAGCAAAGGTTCCTGCAGCATGAGTCCTCATCATATGAATACCTATCTTTCTCTTACTCAATTCTGATATCCATTGGTTCCATTCTAGATAAGGCAGTTGAGTAATTCCTAACTGCTCTTCTCCTTCTTGACGTCTGCCCATCTGTGGGGAGTATATCTCATCAGTAACACTTTTAGCTAACATAAAGGAATCAAAGCCTCCGTACCAGCTCTTGAAGTTGCCTCCTATCATCACTCCTGTTCTTTCTTCCGGAGGAGTAATAGCTCCGATTGGGTCTTCAATCATTAACGATTGTAAAACTCTTACGTCAGGATGGTTAGTTAGCCCTTGATAATATTTACTATCCTGTTGATTGTGTACGTAAATGATATCGGCAGCCATTAAGTTATTAAAGTAGTGCACTTGATTGGCTAGAGGATAGTCTTGAAAGTACCAGAAGGGACCCTCCTGCATGATGCCTACCTTCTTACATTTAGACTTTAAGGCAGGTACGTTTACTTTATCTGGATGGTTCTTAGAATTAATAACAATTCCTAGATCATATTCCTGTTCAGGTACTTGAGTGAAGTTATAATGGTCTGCATTCATTGCTACCATCCAGGCAAACTCTGTACGCATGTTTGTATGCGTACGAGGAATCTTCCCGTTAAAGTTCATCTCAGTAAAGAACGCTATTCTCATTTGCTATAGATATCGAACCAATGCTCAATCATTTCGTCCATCAACGTTTCAAATGTATACTCAGGCTCCCATCCTAGTGAACGGATCTGACTAGAGTCTCCTTTCAGGTACTTTAGCTCTTCCGGACGTAAGAACTTTTGATTCTGTACTACATACTGGTTGTAGTCTAGTCCTAGCTTACCAAATACATACTCGCACATCTCTCTTACTGAATGAGTAACTCCTGTAGCAACTACCCAGTCACCTGGCTCTTCTTGCTGAACGATTAGATGCATTGCACGGACATAATCCTTAGAGTGTCCCCAATCACGATATGCGTCCATATTACCTAGCTCAAGCTTATCCTGCAAGCCTAACTTAATACGAACGGCTGCCTTAACTACTTTGTTAGTTACGAAGTTAGAACCTCTACGAGGTGATTCGTGATTGAATAGGATACCATTTGAGGCATGCATGTTGTATGCATTGCGATAGTTACGTACGATATTATAACCAAACACTTTAGTACAGCCGTAAGGTGATACAGGAGTCATCTTAGTAGTCTCCCTCTGGTATCCATCTTCATCGACTGAGCTACCGAACATCTCTGAGGAGGATGCTTGATAGAACTTAGCATTAGGGCAATTGTTACGAACTGCTTCAAGGATATTAACTACACCTAGAGCATTTGTCATTACTGTGAACTGAGGAATCTCATATGAAATACGTACATGCGATTGTGCTGCAATGTTATATACTTCATCAGGTTGAATATCTCTTAAGAGCTTCTCCAGGCTACTTTGATCTAAAAGGTCTCCGTAGTAGGTAGTAACCTTTCCTTCTAAGTGATTAATTCTAGACTCTTGATGTTCAGGAGTAGAGTTACGACGAATAATCCCATGAACTTCATAACCTAAGCTTACTAAATACTCTGCAAGGTATGAGCCATCTTGTCCGGCAATACCTGTAATGAAAGCTTTCTTCATAATTACTTTTTAAATATATCCATTTGTGTTAAGTCCGGCCAATCTGTTACCACCCATTGACGAGGAGCGGTAGTAGTTGCTTCCGGTAATTTATCTAATCCTTTCTGAGCTACTTCAGGTGTCATGTAGTAATGGTAACCAACTGTATCAATGTTCTGATCTCTCCAAGGAGTGTTTGGTATACGTCCATCATAGGACATCTTCTTAATCGTTGTAGCAGCTTCTTTGTCGTCTGTTAAAAGTATACCTCCTCTACCTAAAGACAAATGCTTCTGGTATTGGAAGCTTACTCCCATAAACGTTCCTGGTATATAACTTCCTAGCTTCCATAGTACTGCGGCATCGATTACCCTATCGGTAACGTAGTAATAGTCCTGCCATTGCTCATCTTTCCAGAAAAGGTCTATGTTGAGTTTGTTGGCTAAGAATGGAATAGAGAGGTAAGTACGCTGAGGTACTCTAATATGATCAGCCTCTGTATAACGGAGAGCTAATTCAATACCATGGGTACAGCTATCAACAGCGATAGCATAAGGTGCACCGAAGAACTCTGCTACCTTATTCTCAAACTGTGTTACTACTTCAAAGCTCATTTTGTAGCTTGTACGTTTAAACTAATTAGTGTTCCGTTTACTTTATCCATATGAGGAATGTATGCCTGAGAGTGATCATCGAATAGAGCATGCTCTGTATCTTCCCAGTCGTACGTTTCTATATTACTAAATGTAAGAACTTTTAATAAGGATTCCAACTCCTGGAGGTCATAAGTTGTCTTATGGTAGATTGTTTGTTCACCCATAGGCATCTTTCCGTACAGAGGCCCTAAGAACTTGGATAGTGGGTATCCTTTCTCAAGGTATAGCTTAACCATTGCCTCAAAGTTAGGTACAGCTAATCTAATTACACCTCCTGGTTTTAGTTTACTATGCCATTTGGTTAGAAGCTCTTTAGCTTCTTCTCTATCAAAGTACTCAAGAACGTGACTAGCGTAGATAAGGTCTACGGAGTTGTCTTCATACGGGAGGTTAACAATGTCTTTAGAATTAAGATGAGGATAATCTCCTCCATCAATATGAACCCAATCAGGTCCAAAGTCTCTCCAGCCGCAACCTAAATTTAACTTTAACATTATTTCTCTATTTTTAAAATGAATTGTCTATTTTGTACTAAACCTGATTTAATTTGGTCTTTATGTTCATTCACGAACTGATCTAACGCTCGATGAATATCGTTACCGTTATCAAAATCATCTCCGGTTATGTACCCTCCTGATTTAACTAACTGGTAGCTTATATTAAGATCTTCTAGCACAGCTTCGTAACTATGGTCACCATCTATGTATGTCCAATCTAAGCTATTAGGTTCAATATGACTTAGTAAGTTTGTGCTAAGGTCTCTTATCACCTGTACATTTGGACTGCTCCTAAACATTCCTACTACATCGTTGTAGATGCCATCCATATCTTCCTGAGAGGTAGCTTGAGTTCCTCCGTACCATCTATCTGGATGCTGAGGTGTAAACAGCCAAGGGTCACATAAGTATAGTACTGCTGGAGAGATTTTACTGTTAATGGTTTTAGAGAACTCTCCTTTCCATACTCCAATCTCTACTCCTCTGCTTTGTGGAGGGAAGTAATCTAATACAAAACTCTTATCTAACATTGAAACTTCTTCTTAAAGAATTAAAATCTATTCTATCAATATGCATCCGTTGAGCATCTTCCCACTTGTACATGAGGTTCTTCAAAGGCGTACAGATGATTGTACCTCTGTTAAAATAGCTTGCCATTATAGAGAAGCTACTCTGACCTGTGATGAGTATATCTGCAGCACACATATGGTGAAATGCTTCTAGATCAGAGCCTCCAAGCTGTAGTGTTACATTCTCTCTTACAAGTACTTTAAAATCTTCAGGCTGTCCTTCAGAGAAGATATGAATGTCTAATAGTTCTAATCCTAGCTCTGAGTTAAACTTATCGATAATGCCGGCGTAGTAATCTAGATCCAACCATCGGTCTGGGTTCTTACTTGCATTAATATCTCCTCTACGGATATGAATAGCGATAGATACTTTACTGCCATCGTACTTCAAGTCAATACCTCTATCCAAGCTCCAGTATGCTTGCTGAAGCTCTTCTACTACCTTAGAGTAGTACTGAGTAAGTAGTCCAGGAAATGGATTATGCCCTAACTTAAATAATGTTTCATCTGGACTACTCTCTATTACTTCTCTTATACGCTCTATACTTTGATAGTAGTGTATGTGATCTAGTTCATCGTTGTGACATAGCTCAGGAGTACCTAACTCAACAACTGATGTGTTACTAATCTGATCAGTTGAACGATAAGCAGTATGTAGGTTTAAGAATGCTTCATACCTCTCTGCATCTTCTGTAAAAGGACTGTACACGTACTCTAAGTCAAATAACTTACTGAGGTATAGTCCTGTAATCCAATTATGGAACTTATGTCCTGAGCTACTTCGACCTGCGTCTGGGTCTGTGAAGTGTATAGGTGCTGACTGAATATACTTCATAATGTCTTACCTGTATGAATGACTCTGTGAATAGTATCCCAGATGTTATATTTGTTTAGTATCAAATCCTTTGCTTCAAATAGAGCGGAGTAGTCTAGCTGCTCTACTGGAATGCTTGTGATGTCTCTTACTTGAGCGATTACATCTTTGTCTAGATCAATTGTGAAGTAACTTCCTTTAGGAAAGAATCTATCGATCTGTTTACATCCTACATAGATAGGAAACGTATTACATAGTACAGGGTCGCAGAACTTCTCTGAGAAGTATAAGTCTGTTTGTCCGTTCTCAATAGCTAAATTAAATCGATAAGGAATTAATCCATCTGTCTTATCTCTAGCTGGAAGCTCTCCTAAATACTTCTCATCTGTATAGCGAGTAGTCTTTCCGTAGATATGTAAATCAATACTGGAAGCATGAAGCTTATCAACTACTTCAACTCTCTTATTATGTCCGCTTACTCCTAACTTACCGGAGTCAATAATGCTTAGTAGGTGAGGCTTATCTGTAGACGTATTAGAGAGTATCTCATCATAGGTTCGATTCACCCACCAGGTCTGAGGCATATGGCTGTTTCCTTTCTCGTGATGAAAGTTATATGCTGCCTGAGGTATATCATGGAAGTAGATATGTCTTGGCTCTCTTCCAAAGAAGATTAATTTACTTGCGTGGTATTTTCCATCTGTCTTGTCTTGAGCTACTTCATAAGTGGCTTGATCAATATCGTCTACAGCAATAAGGTTCTTCCATACTCCACTACTGCCTGGTGTCTGTTTACTAAACAGTTCAGTTAGTTCTTTGGAAGGTAGGAAGTAGTTATGAAAGTAAACTTTGTAGAGAGTGTCGAAGTTCTGAGTTAGAAAGTTATATAGGATGTGTCCTAGTTTAACCTGATCTCTTCTCTGAGAGTCAAAGTCGATCTCTATTCCTTTAAACTGTGCTCTGGTATGATGGTAGTTTCTTTTTAGAGAGTCTATCGCTCTTCTGTAATCACCGTCTGTGATCTTATCGCTAAACCATTTATCAATTCTAAAAGAATCTTCTAAGCCTTCCTCTCTGTCTACGTATACGATCTTATACTCTTCACCTTCAGGCATATTAGCAATCCAATACTTTAACGTGCCAATGAATCGAGGATCTTTAATAAAGACTGTCTTACCTTTGAGAGGTGCTAAAAAGTCTTTGATGAGAGTATTAAGGTTGTCATCAAGAACTTCTGGGAGGTCTTTATGATTGAAGTATATCTCTGCATTAGAGTAATGTGAAAGTATTTGATTGTTAAGCATGTTAACAAAGTAAGACTCTTTGATGTCATACTCCCTAGTAAGCCCTTTAGTTGTAGCTACCCTATCAACAATACTCTCACAGCCTATCTCCTCTAGCATAGAAGCTATTAAAGATGTTCCTGATTTATATAATCCAACAACGAATACTATCATAACTTCTGATAAACTCTACCCTCTCTAATTCTTTGTTCGGTTTGCTTTTGCTCTTCTGTTCTTAGTCTTCCTTCGTTCTGTAGCTCTTGGTCTCGATTAAGTACATAGAGTACTTCTGGACATCTAAAGATACGGTCTTTGCCAGCCATCTCTACCATCGGTAAGCATAGAGCATGATCCCATGCTGCTGCAAAGATCTCTCCTGTAGCAGGATCAATTAGGTCTTCCCTCTCTATCTTATTAAGTAGCCAGTACTTATAAGTCTTTAGGTGTGAGTAAGGAAAATCATATTGACGATGTAGGTTCTGCTTATCTACTTCTGGATGTATATCTGCCTGGAAGTGACCTCCTAACTGAGCTGTAGGCCACATCTGGTATTGTCCAAAGGTCATCCAAATGTGTTCGTTCTGGTATACTTCATTTAGGTATTGAAGTACAAAGCTACTTGAGAGCCAATCATCTCCATCTACTTCGACAATAATGTCTTCATCCTGTATCAGGTTATTACTCTCTAAGTAGTTCAATGCATACATAAATGCCTTACCTTGACTTCCGTTATCTTTATTTTTAATAGCCAGGAAGCGATCATCAGCAAAGCCTAAATGAGTTAGGGTACTGTAAGTAGTATCTTTTGAATTATCATCAACGTAAACAAAGAGAGCATTTTTATACGATTGGAATCTATTCATATGAATATTCATCCTAATGTACGGCTCTACATTGTAACATGTAGTGATAATAACAAACCTATTGTCCATCTAAGAATGTTTTATCTAATGCCTGACCTTCGTAAGGACCTGTCTTGTATTCGTACACTAAAGTATTATCTTCTAGGATTGTATAGGTATGTCCTCCTTCTAAAGTAAATGAAGCATCACCTGGGTATAAGGTAGGTTCAGCAATTACTTCATCATCTATATCAAAGAAGGTACAACGTACACTCCCCTGTACTACTATCCAGCTTTCTTGAGCAATCACATTACGGGTACGCTCTTTCCAGATATGCTTATGTGGCCTAAAGGTCTTACCTTCTTCCATATTAAGAAGTGCACATTGGATAAAATGATCTTCTGGTACAACCTCTACACGTCCTGGGGTTAGATCTTCTTTACGTACAATGATGTGTAAAAGCTTATTAGTATCTACTTTTGAATAAATCTTTTCCATTATAAAGTATCGTAATAGTTATTTTGTCTTTCTTGTCTCTCAATATCTTTAGGATGATACAAAGCCCATTCTTCTTCCATAGGCAGGTAAGCAAACTGCTTATGTCCTTCAATCACTTCATGTACTTTATTCTTCCATCTAATCTCAGGACTCCTCTTATAGACTCTAGTCTGGAAGTCAGGCCAATTGACCCAATTGTTCTCATCAACTCTCCAGCCCCATTTCTGAATATGCTCTTGAGTCAATCCTTGTACTGTGTTAACTCTAGGTACAGCATATAGTTCTACAGCTGAGTTGTGTTCTAGTACTGTGGGTAAGTTTTTAATCAAAGAAGCATGAGGCATCTCATCTGCATCGATCTGAAAGATATATTGACCTAAACAAGCTTCTGTAAGAGCATTTTTCATATTAGCAAAGTGCCCATCGAAGTGGTATCCAATCCATCTAAAAGAAACTTTGTTAACACTTCTGGCTCTTAGAAAATCTTCAACTGATTTAGAGCCATTATTTGTATCATAGAAAATAATTATCTCATCCTGCTCTCTCTTGTTCTCAAGTAGAAAGTCCAACAGGCGATGTAGCTCTATAAGCTCATTACATACCGTAATTGCATAACTTATTTTCATAACAATTCAAAAAATCCAATCACTTCTAAAGCGTCCATAAAGTCTCGTTCAGCAAAATGCTGTACGTTCTGCATATCCATTCTATGAGTTTGGTTCTCACTTAACTTCTTATCGCCTTCTTGAAGTGGTACTGCTCTAACAGCAGCCCATTTCCAATCTGTTGCTGATGTTCCATCTAGAAATACCATACCTCTGTTAGGTAAAGTAATTGTAGAAGGTACCCAGATACATCCATCGGCATCTGTATACATAAGGTCTTTATACAATTCAGGTGATGATTCTAAGATAGCTTTAATAGGCTCTGAGTTTTCAATCATTACTGTTGAGGTAGTAAAGCCACAGCCCATACAGAGCCAAGTCTTAACCTCTTCACTTACCTGCTGTTCGTAGCAGGCATTCGATCCACAGCGCTTACAAATAGTTAACTGTTCCATTTTAAATCTTTTGTAGTTTAGGAAGTGAAAGTGTTGGTAGTTTTAACTCTACCTGTTGAGCAAATGCCGGGAGACTCTTTGATAGAATTGAATCTAATTGCTCTACCATATTATCAAAGCTAAAGTTATTACGTGACTTATATCCTTGACGTTTAGCTAGCTCTGAGTACTTCTTATAGTCTTCGAATACGTTACGTAGAGCTAATCCTGCTTCACTATCTGCAGGAGTAAACCATTGTGCCTCTGCCAAGATCATATTCTTAACTACTGCACTTGGGTGTACATTCGTTAATGAACCTCCTACTAGAGTAGTAAATTCTCTATCTAAGAAGTCAATATGTCCTGACCATCCTGTGGCTATGATAGGTTTGTTAACCAGACTGAACTCTAATAGAGGACGTCCAAAGCCTTCACCCTTAGTAAAGCTAACCATAGCTTTTACCTTCTTGTGGTTGTATAGTTCGTTAACTTCTTGATCAGACATCTCTCCGTGAAGTACGTAGATGTTTGGTAGAGTGCCGCTAACAGTACTTCTAATCTCATCTATCTTTTTTAAGATCTGATCTCTGTCTAAGATGGAAGCGTTAGCTGATTGAGTCTTTACAATAAGAGCTGGTTGTTTCTTTTTATTTTTAAATACTTCTAAGAAGGCTTTGATCATATAGCCAACATTCTTTCTGTCTTGTGCAAAGTCTCCTTGCAACCAATGTCCTACAAATAAGAAAGCAAAGTCTTCTTCAACACCAGATAGGTTAAAGTTAGAAGGAGTGATAAAGTACTTTTCTAAGTCTGCTCCTTCAAGCAGTACCTCGATAGGCTTCTGTAATTCTACTGTACCTTTTACCTGTCCACCTTCTTCGACATTAAACTTAGAGCGCTGAAAGGTCTCCTTAGCATGATTAGAAGAGACTAGATTAAGATTCATTCTATTCAGTCCTTCAATCCAACTAGGGTCACAGATCGTAGTCTCAATACCAGCAGTAACTCCGATGTTATATTCACCTACAGGCTGGAATTCATTAGGTACAGTTACCTGTATCCATACTTGAGGCTTTGATGTAAGGTTAGGTATAACAAGTGACAGTAACTCTACTTCGTTATGGTCCTTTAAGTAACCAAAGCGAGTATTACCCCAGCGCTGGCTTAGAATCTTTACATCGTACTTACCTGTCTTTAAAAGAGCTTTAACCAAGTCTCTGCTTCTTGCTCCATAACCGCTGTACGTATCAACCGGACAGCTTATTGTAACATTTATCTTACTCATTAGTATACCATTGCGTGTTTAACATATCTTGCTGGTAGAGTTTCTACCTTGATAAGGTCGTACTTAGAACGTGGCACAAAGCTTTCAAACGTCTCTTCGATACATTGAGCGATATTTGCTCCCATTGCATCAGCTGTCATCTTAGCTTCATCTGAACGTACCCAGTCATGACCTAGCATACCTCTACGATCTCTTTCTTCTTTAGGTAGCTCATATATTTCTTGAATAGCTTGAGCTACATCTCTAAAGTCACATCTGTCATCGTGGATGTATGGAGTAGGTACTGAACCTACTAGCGAGATATTAGAAGGGAAGACAGGTACTGCCCACTCACCATGCTCTAAGTAAGTAGCCATATGATTAGAAGGTACCTCTGGATTAGGTGTATACCACTCTCCATCATCGTCTATAAACCTCATCTGGTCTTGCATACCTCCGGTAACGTTACCGATGATCATAGTACCAGCAGTCATTGACTCAGTTAGAGATAGGCCCCATCCTTCATTAGAAGAGATCAACATCGTAACATCAGCCATATTGTAGAGCCAGTTCATCTGCTCTGCTCCTAGTTTGTTCTGAGAGAAGAATACATTTACGTAGCTTGGGTCGCAGATAGCTTCCCTAACAGCATATAGGTCTGTACCATTCTGATCTACTGCTTGTGTATGCATTACTAGTGCACACTTCTTAGCCTTCTCTGGTCCGATCTGATCACAGAACTGTCTGTAAGAAAGAATAACATCCCCCGGGGACTTACGACGGATGTTTCTAGAGTTCCAGAAGACAACGAATTCAATATCTCTTCCTTCAAAGATACTATTTCTAAACTCTAAGTACTTAGCATACTGGTCAGAGTCTTTTGTGACTGGTGAGAAGAAGTCTGTATTGATGCCGTGAGGTACATACTTAATAAGTTTACCTTTAGCTTTTTCATCTAATACCATTCTATTAATGTTAACAGTCTGTTTAGAGATACCCATCAATAGATCACAACACTCGTAGAAGCTCTTATTGTAAAGAGGAGTAGGGTAATCATCCCAAATGTTTAGATATAGAAGAGGAATAGTCTGTCTAATCTCTCTTTCAATATCATACAACCAAGTCCAGTATCTAGGATCAGTAAAGTGTAGAATAGCATCTGGTTTCTCTACTCTAATAAGTTCCCTAACAATATCAGCAGTACCGTAACCTGACGTAGCATATAGCTTAACGTACGAGTCTTCGATACCTACTTGCTTGTTAACATCTGCCGATAGGTCGAATGCTTTCTTATCATCTGGGTGGTTCATTGCTCCTCCTAGGTTAACCCAGTTGAAGTGATGTGAGGTTTGTATTACTATCTCTCTGGACATCGTAGCGATGCCGGAGTGTAGTCTCATATCATCTGATAACAGAAGGATCTTCTTTCGATCTTCTTTTTTAACGTAACTTAATTTGCTGTTCATTTATTTGATACTTATATCATTTTGATTGTGTACCTTCTCTCGGAATCTATCATCTGTAAGATAGAGAAAAATTGCTCGATCGGCAAGCTTTTGAAAAGAAAATTTGTGACGTACGCACTGAATCTTAAACTGCTCAAATAACTCTTGCTCAACCCTTACACTGGTTAGCTTCTTTTCGTTCATAGCCTTTAGTATTATATATGTATATATAAATATCTAAAAATCTACTTTACTGCTACATTACACAGAGGATTTTCTTTAAAGGGACAGAACATACAATTACTCTTTGAAGGCTGTTTAGGATACTCTCTCTCAAGATAGTTTCCGTTGTCGTCAAAGGCTTGTGCTACAAAGCTGTTAACCTTCTCCATTGCCTTCTTTCGTTTAATCTTTCCGGAAGCAGGCTTGAACTCCTGAACTCGTTTAGGCATAAAGTCGCCTCCGTAAAGCTTTCGACGTACAATAAAGTACTCAACGTCTATATTCTCTACGTCAGTATTGAATTGCTGAGCAAAGTACTCTTTGTAGAGAAGTATCTGAGATACTTTAGTCTCGTCTTTCTTCTCATAATCGCTCCATCCTTTAGTAGATGTCTTGATGTCTAAGATTAAATACTTACCTGTAAAGCTATTATATAATACTAAGTCGATGAAACCTTTGAATATAACTCCAGGCTTTACCTCTTGAAGGATAGGTACTTCAATACCTGCTAAGTAAGTATTCTTTGTACTGAAGTAGATAGCTCGTTTCTTCTTGAGGTAGTTTAAGATCTCTACTCCATCCTGATGGAACTCTTGAAGTGTTTGAGGAGTAGTGAAGTCTTCGTTGCTGTTATTGTAACGCTCCTTCTTATAAGTCTTCCTCATTCTATCTAAGAGTAGCTCAGATAGGTCCATCTCATTAGCTGCTTTAACTGTTTGATTATAGAGTACATCTAACCACTCCTGTACCGTCTCATGAAGAGCAGTACCAAAGACTGTATGAATAGAAGGCTTATATGGAGCTAACTTCTTAGGGTAAGTTAGGTACCATTTGTATTGACAGCTATCGTAAAGTAGAATCTGACTAAAAGAGATATTCTTCTCTGTACCGTAGTCAATCTTTCTTGCTTTATACTCCTGTACTACTGTAACCTCCTTAGGGAGTTTTTTAGCCATAACTTATTTTTTCCACAATCCTCTATCCACCAACTGGCAGATGATTGCGTAGTTGCAGATGTCCTGAAAGGTATCTGATAGAGTTTCGTTCTGTACTTCTCGATTGTTGATGATTAGGTTCTTCCAGCGATTGATCTTATCGCTCATTCGATACCAAAGCCCTGTAAGAGCAAAAGACCTTTCTTCTTTACTGCTAAGACTAGTACCAGCAGTAATGTTATGCATACCGTAGTCAAGATGCTTCTTAGCAAATAACTCCATTTGCTCTTCCATGACAGCCATGTAGCCAGCATGAATGGTAGGATATTCTTTCTTGAGGATTTCGGTAGCACTTGGGCCGTACTTAACTATTTCTTCTGACATATAACTTAATCGTTTGTTTGATTCTTTTTATTAGCAAAACCTTTTACTGTCTGCTCTTCTCGATCTAGTCGCTCTTCAATAGCTTCTAAACGTCCGGCAATGGCAGATAAAGCTTCATTGATATCTTCTACAATAATGCTATCGTTCTGTTCTAGTTGAGCAATCTGATCGATTGATACTTTAGGAGTATCTGTCTTAGTCTTTGTACCTCGCAATAGCAAGATAGTTAGCATCACGATAGGTGCTACTAGAATAGTAAAAACAAATAAAGCAGTAAGGGTCTGTAGGATGTGTATCATATACCGTATCTATTATATTTACTATAAGATACGAAATATAATTTAAACGAGCAACTTAGCTTCTATCTCCTTTGTGTAGATCGATCTTATCTAGGATCTTATTAAGGTCAGCGCTTTTGATGATACCTACCATTGAGGCATTCTTTAATGCGCTAAGTAATTGAAGTATAATGAAAGGTACGATGATTGTTTCTGATAGCCAGTTTGTTCCAGCAAAGCCTTTTTCTACCATTAACACAACTGTTAAGAAAGCTACCCACGTTACTGCTCTCTGTAATACTCTTACAGCCTTTCTTGTTTGAAAACCTTCTCTTTTAATACCTGCGGCGATGCCGAAGAACCCATCGATAAATACAACTGCTATTAGAGCTAAATATTGTTCGGCATTGCTCATTGTGAGCTCCATAAAGTAGGTGCACATAAAGGTTAAAGCTGTAAGTATTGATAGGAATACGGTACTTGTTTTCATTTTAAAGGCTTATTAACATGTCTAATAGTTCTGGTTGAGGGAACATATCAAACTTATCTGTTCTGGTATTGGTATGTGTCCATAAGCCTTTTACTTTACCGTAATAAGCATCTTCGTTAAACTCAAATGCTGCGGCACCTTTCTGTTTAATAAGTGCAGGTAAGCCGGCTCTAACATCGATACCGTCTCTTTTAGCTATAAAAAGAATCCATTTTTTAAGAACTTCAATTTGCTTATCAGAGTAGCGGTGCCAAGTTTTATGGCCTTTAAATGCTTGTGGCAGGGTTACAATTTGTGACGGGTCTACAGTCGCTCCTGCGTATGTTTTTCCGTCTTTAACGTACCCAAAGTTACATACCTCGATACCAACAGAGTTGATATGCATTTTTTGAGAACCGTTCTTACCTAAATGATATCCCCAGTTACCTGCCGGGAAGGCTTGTACTAGTTCACCATCATATTGATCATCATTTCCTTTACAAGAAGGTCCTCCTAGTACAAATTCTGTAGAGATTGGACCGTTCTTATCAGCATCCCAAGCTTTAATAGTGTTGTAAGGGTTGTGCCAGCCTGCTGTGTGGTGTAGGAATAACCATTCAGCTTTGATAGGACCTTTCTTATATTCGTCAGCAGGCATAAAATATTCTACTATCTGTAGATCATCTACCTTGTAAGGTTTTTTTGTATATAGACCTGAAGCGTTTTCTGGGATGGCAGAGGAGGTGCTGTTATCAGTATCTAGTAGTCCCATCTTACCTAGTGTTCCGTTGCCAACTATACCGTCGGCAGTTAGTCCGTTGGCTGCTTGCCACTTCTTAACAGCCTCAGCTGTAGCAGGGCCGAAGATACCATCTGCGGGGACGCCAATAACTTCTTGTACGTCTTTTACAAGCTCACCTTTTGAACCAACCTTTAGTACCATATTTACTCTTCGTCTTTTTTAGTAAAAATTTTAGTAACACCGTCGATGCCAAATGAGCCAAGAACAATAATTACAAAAGAATTAAAGATTGTATCAGAGATTACTAAATCAATACCCATAATACCTGTCACAATGTCAGCTGCAGCGAAGATCGCCATGATCGCGAAAGATGCAAATCCTACAATATTCTTTTCGTTGTAGGTGTTATCGTCTTTAAAGATGTCTGAGAACGCCATAAAGTTTCTTTTAAAGTAATTTAACATACCGCAACAAGTTTTAGTAGAACAATCTTTGATATAAATATGTCTTAGAACTTGTTACTTAGTAGGTCCTCTATAGCCTCTTGTATTTCTTCTGGGTCTAGTTCTAGTTCAAGCATAATGTTACCTCTCCACATATCTTCCTTAGTACCGTTGTTAAATAAGATAACTGTAGGAAGTGCTCTGATTTTGTATTTATCTTTTAAAGCTGGGTACTTTTCAATATCAACTCTGTAATATTTACAGTCTTTAATTTTATTCCAATCCTTGTAGGAGTTCGCAAAAGGTGCTGTAAATTCTACTACCACTACTCCTGTATTGATTGAAGATTCAAAATTGCTTGTAGTTAAATACTTTGGGGCAGTTGTTTTAGATTGTCCAAAAACAGCTGTGGAGAGTACAACTAACATTATTAATAATAACTTTTTCATCGTCCTTCAAATAATCTATCTTCAATTTTATCTAACTGCTTTTTAATCTCCTCAACGTCATCTTGAGTGTTCATGATTGTTTCTCTGATCATTTGATCTTTTAGATCATACTCAGTACGTGTGATGTTAGGAGCTGGTAATTCTTTTGCTTCTTGAATATCAGCTTGAAGTGCATACCACATACCTACTACAGTAGCAATACCTACACCGATGCCGGCTAGTGTTTTAATAGATACTGTGAAGCCTGTTTCTTCGTTTAACTCTCTAGCCATCTTATCTAAATTGGTAGTTAATACCTCCTTTTATCATGTACAAATTTCTATTCCAATATTGCTGCTTACTACCTTCAATATAAATGCCAAGCTGTTTGGTTAACCACCAGCCTGATACAAAACCGGCTTGGTAGTCAATCCAGCCTGGGTTTGCTATTCCATAAAAATAAGCAGTGTCGCCGTATGCTTGCTGATTAAAAGGTAGTATGCTTCCCCAAGCATGTAACCAGAATTTATCTGATGTATGGTAGAAGTCTAAGCCTACAACTGGTGAGATTGTTCCCATAACTCCTATAGAATCTAACATCATATCATTGTAATCGCCAGCAATATCGTCCCACATTAATCTTCTAAACTCCCAGTCGGACAGCGCTATTGTATCACCTGTTGCATTATTTCTCCAGTGGTACTCAGTATATGTAGTTCCGTCTCCGTATTCAACATTAACAGAGTAGTCTGAATAACCGGCGTCGTATGCTAGAGAAAGCCAAGAGCCTCCGTCTTCTAGGAAAGCTTTAATAGGAGCAATGCCGTAGTACATATGATCTCTTAAGTTAACTCCTAAAGAGAGGTTTAATTTACTCCCGACAGGCTGTCTATATCTTAAATCAGTTGAAGTATAGTTTAAGTTAACAAATCCATTATCAAAGTGCTCTACTTTAGCGATGTAGTGTTTTCCTAAATACCTTAAAAAATAATTATTATTTGTATATACTTGTCCAATTTGTCTGTTAAGTTCACTATGGAGTAAGTATTCCCATCCGTTAACTGCTCCAATATTAGTTGATGTTGAAATGTTCTTTTCACTCCCGTCATAAAATATAGTAGGTCTATTTTCATACTTAAACCTGGCGATCTTACGAATACCTAAGGAGTAAGTATAATTGAAAGGATTCTGATTCTCTACCGGCTGTGGCTGTAACCACCATTCTCTTGGAATAAACCAGTCCCCATAAGCATCTTGTACAGGCTGTGAGACAAATGCTGTTCCATATACAGTTGAATACTTAAAAAATTCTTTTACTTGGGCTGAAGTATTTAAGCTTATACTGAGAGCTAATAAGAAGATTATTTTTTTCATGTATGTGCTTTTATAATAAATAGAAACAGGAAAAGGGACACGTGGTCCCTATTCTAATTTATTCTTTCTTTAAACTTACTCCTCTTCTTCTGAGTGGTCGTTGTAGATGGATTCTTGAATACCGTCATACAGCCAAACAGGCTCGTTGAAGTGAATACTAATCAGTGGCTGATTCATTTCCCAGGTCTTTAACTTCTTTTGGTAAAAATTCTGTATTGATATGTCCGCAAGCGGTACATGCAAAGACTGGGATAGGAAGATAAGAAGTCTGACCTGTTCCTGTTAGAAGGCCAGATACTTTACGGATATGTAGAGCTTGCTCAAAATACAAGTGTCCGCATTCATCACACGATACTGGTGATGTTTGATCTAAACTTACGTTTAAGTTCTGATTCATTTCTTAGCTGCTGGCTTACGATTGTTGTTACGGCGACGAGTAGGCTTCTTAGGAGCTTCTACTACTTCAGCTTTAGGAGCAGGAGCAGCAGCTGGTTTGTTAGCTGGCTTTCTGTTAGCAGGCTTACGTCCTTTTCTAGGAGCACCTTTTGCAGCAGCAACTACATCCTTAGATTGCTTAGCAACCTCTTTAGCAGCTTCAAGTACATCTCTAGTCTCCTCAGCAACTCTTTTAGCACGAGCTCTGATAACTTCGATGTCTTCTTTTACTTCTTCTACAACTTCGACTACTTTTTCATCAACGGTTGTTTGATCCATTAACCAAGACCAACCTCTTTTAACTGATGAGGATAACCAATTCCAAAAACGTTTTAACATGACTTAATTTAATTTAATGTTCTTTTATATAAATATATACTGATTACCTTTTAATAAGGTTTATCATCATATTTCTCATGAAGGAAGTGATAGAACTCTAAAACAGTCTCACCGTCAAAGCTCTCTAAGTGTAGCATAATCTCATCTCGGTTCATATCAAAGATACGTCCTACGTACTTGTAGAAGCCTTCTAAGCGGCGGTTCTCTTCCTTCTCATGATCTTCTAAGAGACGTTTACGGCGAGCTAGATCTATAGCACACGTCTCTAAAAACTTCTGCCAGTCACCCTGAAGTTCAAACCACTTACGGCGTAGACGATGCTCTACTAACTGAGCTTCAAACTTATAAGGAGCAGGATCAAAGTCTCCGTTCTCAACTCGCTCTAGAGGAGAAGCCTTACCGGTCAATGGACGAGTCTTAGGAGTATAACTCTTCCACCACATGAACCTATTATAAGGCATCTTGAAGTAGTTCTTCTTAAAGAATGACTCTAACCACTCTTCGGTATGGATCGGCTTGTATGGACAAGGATCATTCTCGGCGTACTGCATAACATTTCCCATATCTAAATATATGAAAATATTAGCAAGTATGCAACTTATCTTAGGAGAGTTACGTTAAAACTATACTGTTCTATAATGTCTTTGTATGAGATAAAAAGCACTCCAAAGTATACTCCGTCTGAAAGATCTCCTCCATTCCAATCGTTCTTGTAGTCTCCGTTCTCATATACGACAGTACCCCATCTATTCATAACAACTAGCTCTCTATACTGCCAGTCCATTAAGTTTTCAATAATAAACAAATCGTTTTTATTATCACCATTTGGAGTCATCACATTCGGAATAACTACAGGCTTAGGATCAGGACTTACAGGGTCTGGTTCTAATTCTTGATCAATCGGACCAATAGGGTCGGGAGGTGGAGGTGGCGGGCAATCATCTACAATAAGAACTATCGTATCAAATTCAGCCATAGGCAGACCGCACTTATTGATTAATGTATTACCATCGTTACCTTTCTTAGAATAGAGGTAGTATCTGCCGTCCATACCAAAACTAAAAGGTACGTGTAGTGTTAGTGAATCTGTCTCAGCATTGACATCGCAATTGGCTTCGATAGCTGTAATAGCTCTAGGCTGTCCATCAGGTCCGGTCATTCTAAAGTCTTGTTCATTGACTGAGTAGCAGTCTAAAGCGATATGGAACTTTAGAGTTATGACTGTATCAGAGCAGCTAGCTTTAAGGAAAGGTAGACCTGTTAGAGTATCAAGAGGGTAGGTTGTATCATCATATTGTACACCCTGCATGGCAATAGTATTACAGTTAGGAGAGATACTAATCATCATATCTCTAGAAGCTGTTCCTACCTTATACCAGTATCCCCATAACGTATCAAATCTATATTCTTCTACTAGCACTGATAGTATATCAATCTCAGTAGCGGTGGGTAGAAAAGAAATCAGACCACTAACAGGGTCGATATTAAAATACGTAGAAGTAACTGGCTGTTGTGAAGTCCAGCCTGCTAGAAAAGGAATGTCAGTCTGGTTAGGGTAGGCATTCTGTCTGCAGTTGATAAGAGAATAAACTACTGAGTCTCCATCCTCTTCGATGGCCGTTTGTTTCCAGTTAAAAGAATTACCAAC